TTTTTGCATTGTTTGTTTGTCAAGCCAAGCTTGTTCAGCCGCTTCTGCGCCGATACTTGGTAGCCAATGATTGATAAAGGTTTCTTTGTCTGTCATAAGAGCATTAATAGAGATTCTTCGTCATCAAGGTTAGCCAAATGGTCTGCCTGAAGTTTTGCCATATATGACTGATAAGCCTCAATAGCTTGCTTCTGGGCAAGTTTTCGTGCAATAAGTTGATACTCTAACTCTAGTCTTGCAATTGAGTCATTAATCTTTACTAAAACTGGTTCATTAATGACTTCAGGTAATTCTACTTCAGTTTGCTTAACATCTGCAACTGGAGGTGTAATAACGTCTATAAGGTTCTTTTTTCTACGTTTGTTTGCATCAGCAAAGGCTTGTTCTTGTTTTAGGCGTAGCTTATCTAACTTCTTACGCATTGCCTCTATGCGCTTGATTTCTTTGTGTGTAAACCCGTCATGGGTGTCAACAGCTACATCACCACCGCTAACCGTTCCGACAAATGCGCCTGTATCGTCTTGATCTGTTGCGTACAAGACACCAGTAACAACCAAGTCTTGAAAAGCATTTGGTTGAAACGCATTAAGCTGAAAGGCTGCGGTCATACAACGACCCAAGTGCTGCCAGATGGGACGGTTACAACAATGCCGCTGTTAATCGTAATTGGCCCTGCACTCACAGCGTTGTTGCCTGTGCCAATTGTGTAATTAGCGGAAATTGTATTGGCGTTTTCAAACAAACCTTGCGCTGTGATGTTGCTGCTAACTGGTGCTGAACTAACCCATGCGCTGCCATTTGACGTTAAAACATTGCCTGAAGTACCGACTGCGGTTAATCCAGTACCGCCATTTGCAACAGGCAAAGCTGTTCCGCTGTAAGAAATGGCAAGCGTGCCTGAACTAGTAATTGGAGTGCCTGTAACGCTTAAAAATGCAGGTACGGTAGCTGCTACGCTTGTAACGCTGCCAGAACCCTTGTTGTTAAACGTAGTCCAATCTGTGCTTGTCAGGTAGCCACTAACAGAAGTTGTAGCTGCTGGCATTGCAATCGTTGGAGTCGTGCCACCAGTAGACGTAACTGGTGCGGTAGCTGATACGGACGTAACCGTACCAGACCCTTTTGAATTAAACGTAGTCCAATCGGCTGACGTTAAATAACCATTTGCTGACGCACTTGCCGCAGCCATTGAAATTGCAGGCGTTGTACCGCCTGAAGATACAACTGGTGCTGTTCCTGTAACACCTGTAACTGTGCCTGTGTTGCCTGTTAACAACACTCCATTTGCCGTTACCGTGTTTGCAAAAACAGCCGTTGAATCTTGATTAATTGTTACCGCTGTAACTTGCGTTGTCGTAGTGTTAGGCGTAACTTTAATTACAGCTTTTGCACCTCTAGCCGTAGCACCCCAATTCTCTGTAGCCAATCCCTCAATCGAAGCCTGTGGATAACCGCTTGATGAAGTTGTGCCATAACCAGCTAATTCAAATTTACCTAAACTGTCCCCGTTTTGTGGCGCTTGTGGTGCGGCAAATGTGCCACGGAACTTGGCAACACGCATGGAAGAACTGTTTGCATCGCTTGAATACCCACGAATACCTATGCGGCTCGTTGAGTTGTTATCGCCATAAGCACGAAGCAGAATGTCTGGCACAGCAGTCGAATTAATGCCTAGACGGGAAACATTGGTTAATGTTTTGGCGTTTAAATCTACTGCCGCTGTTGCACCTGTGTACGGTACAGCACCAACGTCAGCAGCGGTCAATACGACTGCGCCTGTGTAGCCGTTGACGCTAGTAACTGAATCGGTGTTATCAATCTTTTGCCATGCTGTGCCGTTATATACAGCCCAATCGCCAATCTTCCAATCTGTAATGCCGTTCAAATTTGTTGAACCTGCTACGCTAACAACATAGTAATAACCTTTAGTGCCTGTGCTAGACGTTAATGTAGGGCTGTTTGTTAATGCGTTCCAAGTTCCTTGATAATTCAAATCACCTAATGGAGGAATTTGGCTTAATGGAACTTGACCGCCTGAATCTAGCGTGGCTACACCGTTGGCTACACCAGCGTTTAACTCTGCCGCTGTGCCAAGACCTACAATCGTATGGTCAGCATTCCAATTGCTTGGTCTAACTAAGCTTGTATCTGTTGAGTCAGGTACGGTACTGACAAATGGGTGTTTTACAGTTACGGTCATGCGTTGCCCCTGATAATCGTACCGGACGTAATGCCAACTGTTTGTAGCGCAGTAATGCTTACGCTATTTAAATTCAAGTCAGCACCAATTAATCCTACTGACCCGTCCATTACAACTGTTGAATTGTCAGATTTATAAATGCGAAACCATGACGCTGTGCCTGAATTTGCAGCAGTACCAGACGTCACAGCACCAAGCGTTAAAGTACCGTTTGTGTCCGTCCCAAATACTCCAGCAATAACCATGCTAACCAACAAAACTTGGCTTGTAATCGCAGTATTTGCGTTTGCTGGTTGCGTACCTGTATACAGGCTAAATATCGCACCAGTTCCAGCAAAGGCAATTAAGCCTTCGTTCTGCGAATGCCTTGTTGCGTTGGAGTATTCAAGCATTACTGAACTCCGACAATCTTGCCGTTTTCGTCACGAACAACTTGTTTAGGCTGGCTTAATTTATCAACAAGCATGGCAAGAATTTGCGACATTTGATCGTGGCTGTTCTTCATGTTGTCGATAACTGGCTGTAATGGATGGTTTTGCATATTTGAATACCCCATTTGATCTTGGAGGATAGCTGCTTGGTTCAAGTTGTACTGATAGGCGGCTGACCCATCATCCATGCCTGCGCTAATCCTTGCAGCCTCTAGTTTAGTGGCGTTATCAACGTAAGCCAAGAGCAAATCTTTGTTTGCAGCCAAATCAAGTTCATGTTTCTTGAGTTCAACTTCATTCTGCATTTCTGCTTTATGACGCTCAAGTTCAAGCTGGTTCTTGATAAGGTTTTCTTGTGCCTGTGCCTCTTGCTTGGTTTTCTCCACCTGCATTTCCATTTGCATTCTCTGTTGCTCAAGCTGCCCTGATGCTTGCATTTCTGCAATCTTGGCTTGAGATTGAATTTGCACCTTCTGGATTTCTACTGGCGGCGGTTTTTGCTGACCTTCCATCTTCTTAGCCTGTTCACGGAATTTATCCGCTGTTTCGTCAATCATGCCTTCTAATTGCTTGCCAGCTTTAAACGCAGTCACGCCAAACTTCAGCATTTCCATCAGCAACGGCACTAATTCAGGCGTGTTTTGACCAATTGGCATAGCAGTCTGCATAAATCCACTCAAAGCAGACAAAAACTCAACACGGTCAGCCTTTTCTTGCTGCTCGTCCTGATAAATCATCGAATCAGACGTAACTTCGATGCGGAAATTCTTAGAAACTTCGTCTTTCAGCAATGCTAATGCTTGCGGCACAAGCTGTTGATCTGTTTGGCTTAGTTGTGCAGCCCCAGCAATCTTTAAAATGCTCTCTGGCGTAAAGTGTGTGCTAATAATCTGCGCTTTTAACTGCAATAGCTTTGTCGCAAAGTCTACAACGTCATGCTGCATGGTCTTTAATCGACCAGACGCATTGTTAGATTTAATAATCTGTGCGCCAAGCGTTTCATTGGGGTCTGATTGACCACGCTGAATATCCGCAATGCCCATAATCTCGTAAATCTGACCTTTAACCTGTTCCATTGCCTGATAACAAACCATCAGGGCAGATGCAAATGGGGTAATGTCTACCAAATCAATAGCACCACGCATACCTTGCTTTTCAGCAAAGGCTTGCCAGTTCTTAACCGGAATAAGAGTATTGTTTTCACCCTCAGAAAACAGACGTTGCAGTTCGCTAGTAGAAGCATCATACAAACCACGCACTTTCAAGGCATGAATTAACCCGTCAATGCGGTCAGCAAGCGTATCCAGTTCTCTTGCCTGATCTTGGTACATCGTGTAATCAGGGATTGGTTCTAGATTGTCCGTGGTCATCGTTGAGTACAACGGCTTCGGACAGGGCCAAAAGCCCTCTAACTGTAGCGGGTCATCACGTTCATCAAGAATTTCACCCATTGATTTGGATAGCCAGATAACCTTTTCGGTTTCTTTGTCCCAAATCTCATAGATACACGCTTGATACGGCATATCCGCATTCTTTGCGTATGACTTCGATTCCTCTGGTTTTGTATCCAATGGGATTTTGTAGCCTAATTCTTCGCCAAAACGCTCAACCAACGCATTTCGGTTCATGTAAACCTTACGCCATACCGCTGTGACTTCTTCCCATGTACGAGCAACCGTATGCCCAAAGTCACGCCAATGGACGTAATCAATCGGGGCGCACTCGTATTCGATTTCCTCCATGCCCTGATCTTCACCAGCACCTTCGGTATCACCGTCTGCTTCAACGTCTTCTGTAACGCCGTATCCATCGTCAGGTTCGCCAGCTTTGGCTGCAATGTGAGGTTCGTAGCGAATCCAAGCTGTGCCTCTGCCGCCCAGTAGACGGTCAAACACGCTGTTCTTCATTGCTGATTTGTAATCTGTGTAATGCTCAAGTTCGTATTCAAGCGCACGTTCTAGCAACATACACGCAACACGACCAACTGGGTCGTTATCACGAAAACGCCTGCTTACATCTGGGCGTGGTAATCGGGCAAAGATAGCTGGGGTGATGGTCTGGACGTTTGACCAAAGAATATTGAAACGTGAATTGGGATTGTTTTGCTGCCTTGCGTCATCACGGTAGCGTTTAACAATCTTGTCAGCCCGACCTTCCCATTTCTTAAATGAACGGTCATAAGCGGCTATTTGGTTGTACCAATCCTCATACGAGGTTTCAAATTCAGAGTCAGCCATATTTATATCCTGCCGCTTGTTGTTTTGGGCGTGGTTGCCCAGAGTTCGTTCATTGTGACTTCGTTTTGCCCAACAACAATACCCCGTATTGCTTGATCTTTTGGGGTAATTTGGTCTTCATCTTTCCACGCAACAGCCAACATTCGCCAAGCGTCTGCACCGTGACTTGTCCAATCGTGTCGGGGTTTATCCCTAAACATCTTTTTGTCATCGTCAAACTCTCGCTGATACTGACGTAAGCATTCTATACCGTCCATCGTCTTTTCAGCATCAAACCATGCTCGCATCAGCGCAAGCCTTGCTGCTTGAATACCGTCTTGAACAGACAGATTTGGTACTATTTTAAGTGATTTCAGCGGTATTTTGTCAGAAATTTGCTCAATAACTGACTTTCCACCAGAAGCTAGTGTTTTTGCTCGTGCGTCATGGGGTAGGTAATGAGTGCCATAGTTGTAGTCTTTTGACAGTATCAAACCTGTGTAAAACGGTATGGTTTGCCCATTGGTCGAATGGTATTCAAGAACCCGAATCTCACCATGTACGACCTGAAACCACCATATGCTTGTATCGTCTGAATACCCCAAGTCCCATGCCGTATGCACAGGAAACATAGGGTCAGGTTCTACTTTACATATGCGCCCTAAGTCTGTAAGCCTACGCATTTCTTGCCCGTAATACGCACCCAAAATGGCAGCTTCAAACGAACAAAGAAACTCTTGCTCGTATTGTGATGGGGTCATTGAGCGTTGAGCGTCTGCCAATTCTTCTTTTGGCAATAGATTTGTCTGGTCTGCTCGTAGCACCTTGACATACCAATTGTCAGACTTAGACGCTTCAAGGTACAAATCATAGAAACTGTTATGCCCCTTTGGAGTCCCGATAAATACTGCCCAGCCGATACGATCAGCCAAAAGTGGTCTTACGATTTCGCCCCATGTGCGTGGCTTCATGTCTGCGTATTCGTCTAGAACAATCCCATCGCAATACTGACCACGCAATGAATCTGGGGTGTCAGCACCAAACAAACGGATTCTTGCCCCATTTATTAGTTCTACCCATAATTCAGATTGGTTAGCCTTGGTCATTACTGGTCTGCTAAACCGTAGCAGGTAATCCCAAGCAATAGACTTTGACTGTGCATAGTAGGGCGCAAGGTAGAAGTATCGTGCGTTTTCCTTGCCTTCTGTCAGCGCACGTTTTACTAAGTCATTAATGCAACTGACAGTTTTCCCGCATCGCCTGTGGGCAACGATCAAAGCCCAGCGTTTCTTGCGGTTGTGGAAGTCTACAAATACTTCCCTTGGCTTGTACTCAAGGGTAATACGCTTTACTTCGCCCATTCAATTTCAATCTTGATTGGTGCAGCAGCGTCCCCAACGTGTTCTTGTCGGGCAAGTTTGGGTACATGGTATTCGGTCACAGCCATAAAACATTCAAACGCTGTTTTCGGGCCATATCGCTCGTCTGTAGCAATCTGCTCAAGCCATGTCTGCAATAGGTGTGCATTACCATCGACAAAGGCTGCAATCGCCTCACGAGCCTTTGTAGTGCTTTTGTTAGGCACTCCTGCCTTACGTCCAGCACCTCGTGGATTATTTAATTGTTTTTTAGCTTCCATATCTTATCCAAGTGGTTAGTTAAGAATGGTTAATTGTAGGTTTATTCGGTCAATTTATCAATTTGCTTTTTAATAAGTTCTTTTCTATCAACAGGTTTGTCATTTTTTTCTAATATTTTGACTGTTGATGGGTCAAACACAACAAAGTTAGATGTGCCTTTACCGTCTTTTCTGCTTGCTTGGTCTAAATACTTAACACCTGTCACCCCAAGAGAGTTAAGGAATGCTGAAGTATGTTGCGCTGGGCTAGTGTCACCTTTAAACCAATCTGAGTTTCCGATTTGTGGCGGCAACGATTCGTGTACTTCGTGATGCTCTAACGCTTTGTACAAGTGTCTACCTTTGTAATCACCTAATGCGTCACTCATTGAAGTACGACCACTATTTTCTAGTGCGTCATCAATCGAGTTTCTTACGTCCTGTGGCAATTTGTCCCAAATGTGTTGCTGTTGTGAAAGCGGCTTATCCCAATCAAGCATATTTGGTATGGCAGCGTCAGGAATGTCTACTTTGTACAGATTGCCAATCAAAGGCTTGCCAGACTTCAAAACATCAATTGCATCTTGTGCAAATTTCTTTGCTTCTGGCGTAAGGTTAGGAGAAATGCTTTCTTGAAGCGCAGAAATTGCCGTTTTTGGCGTTTTGTACATTTTTAAATAATCTGATGCCGTTTGTTCTGGGCCAGCAAGCATCTTTTGATATTCTTTTGCCACCATAGGGTTTTCAGCAAAGTACGTTCCATAGCCGTATGCCTGTGCGCCCTCACCAGTTCCGACTTTAGCTAAATCAAACTGTCCTTTAACCTCGTGTGGTGTCCCATGCCATGCGTTTAATGCTAAATCTTTGCCGCCTACACCCATTGGCGTAGTCATTGCCCTACTTGTGCCTACGCCGCCACCAAATACGCTTCCTGCCAAGTTCATGGCTTCTTCTGGTGCGTTAAATGTGGCGTCTGAGCCTGTAGCTGCTCTGAATGGCGCAGTAATAGCGTTAATCGGGGCAGCTATGATGCTTGGCAATGCCCATTCTCGTTGGTTCATCACCGAATCAGGCAATGTGTCCCTGAATGGCAAAAATGTTCCTCTGCCTTCCATTGGCAAGCCTTTTCTGTACCAAGGTTCTGCTTGCGCTTCAAACTGGTTAAATGCAGCTAAATCCGCATCACCTTTCCATGCGTTGTCGTTTCGGAGTAGGTTTGCGAGTTTAGAATCAGCCATGATTAGAACGGGTCTTTTTTAATCTTGTTAAATTGCTTAGTAAGCATTGCTTTACGGCGGTTACGCTTTTCTTCTTCTTTATCTAGCGTATTTTTATATCCGGCTGGCGCTTTCATTGAATAGTCTAGCGCTTGTGGCTCTTTAGCTGTTCTTTTGTTCATTTCATGTGCCTGTCGTATGCGTCTTCAATTGTGGTGCGCCGTGGCTTCTTTTCGGCTTCACGCTGGAC